TTCTTCTTGCCACCTGGTGTAACTTTACCTGAACATACGGCTGAACCGTACATGTTAGCATATGCTGAGGGATATACCTTGAATTTTCTTTTAGCGGCTGCTTTGCCTTTTGCACAGAGTTTTGCCATTAGACTTTTTTCGCTAGTTTCTTGTTAATTTTTTGTTGAACAGCTTCTGGTAGTTTTGAAAAACCTTTAAATTTACTTGGAACATTTCCAGGCTTTTTAGGTGCAAACGTTTCTTTTATTTTTTGAACGTTTGTTTTTCTCTTAGCCATGTCAGCTCCACCACCAAGTTTTCTACCAATTCTTCCACCATCTTTTTTACCTTCATAAATTTTAGATATGCTATCTAAATTCTTTTTAGAATTTTTTCTAAATTTTTTTAAAAGTTTAGGATCATCTTTTGCAAATCCTACAGCGTATTTATCTGTTATGTCTGTAATTTTTTTCTTAGCGTCTTGAGTTTTTTTTAATTTACCAACATCGGGTTTAATAAATTTAATAGCTTCTTTACCAGTTGTTTTACCTTGACCAGACAATTTTTGTGCTGCAAACATAGCCAATTTTTTTAACATTATTTTTTTCCTCCGTGATTTTTAAAAATCTGTGTACCCTTTATACCATAAATCGACGCAACGACAAGGATCCAGAGATTTGTGAACCATGACGGGAGCGTAGAGAACATATCGAAGAACAATTTTACTTTGTCCATCGCTGTCGGGTCCTCACTTACGACTGCCCAGGCCAAAATTACGATGGGCGCCGACAAAATTATCAAAACCGCCTCGTCCTTCCAGTCCGATTGTCTGGCTTCTAAAAGTTTTCCTTGGTAAGCTTCTTTTCCTTCGGCCATACGAGATGCATGCATTAACTGTGCGTCTGACATTGCCATTTTAGTCTTCTGCTTGTTAGCGTAAATTTTACTTCCAGCAGAAACGGCTAATTTAATTGCCTGAAACCACATGTTAGTACCAAGTAGCTATTTTTTTCTTTTCAGATAGCATTCTTTTAGTACCTCTAACTTTTTCCTTGTCTCCAGTAGGAATATAGTTGAAAGCACCATCAGCAGTAGTCTTAGATCTTGGATCTACTTCTATATTCTGCTCAGGAACTGCCATTTGTTTTGCTTTTTTATAGTTCATCATAATATTTACCTTTGTTATCCTATTATACCATTATTAATTGTCAAGAACAGTCATTTCTTTGACTCCAGACTTAGCTAAACTCGTACTAGCACGTAATTCTGCTAATTCTTCGTTCTGATCCATCTTATCTTCAGCTAATTCTCTTGCTTGCATTAATTTTGCTCTATCAAAATCAGCTTTTGTTTGATCTGCTTCTTTTTTTCGTTCATTTTCCATTGCTCTTAGATCAACTTCACGTGATTTTAGTTTCAATAGTGGATCTGAATCAAATTGTGAAGTGATTTTATTCTCTTCTTTCATAAATTCTTCAGTCATTTCAGCAATCAAGACAGCTTTTCTTGCTTCAATTTGATTTGTAAGCATTTGCAACTGCTGTTGTATCTGTGGATTGTTCACTGACATCTGTTGCATTTGTTGCATGTTAACCATTTGCTCTCTGAACTCTAATTGAACTTGTTCTTGAGCCATAATTGAAATGTGCTCTAATATATTTTTTTGAATTGCAGCCATAACAGCAGGATTATTTTTAACCATGTTAGTTGACATAAAGTTTAAGTGAGCTGTGATGTGTGCTCTGTGATCTTGACCAGGAAAAGCTTGAAAAGGTTTTCCACCTAATGCATTTATGTGTTCTAAACTTGGATCCATCGGTGCTGTTGGCGCCGGTGGAGGTAAAACTGCATCGACATCTTTAACCCCAATCGCATTATACATGTTTCTATAGATTTGATACATGTTATGTAATTGTGGATTTGATGTTGCGATCTGTAATTGTGTTTGAGCTAAAGTTATTCTCTGACTCATTGAGAATATATTAGGATCAGCAACCGGTATTACATCTACTCTATCATCAAAGTCAGATTGTTTAATGTTTCGTGCACCACCAACCACATCGTATGGATATTCTGGTGGTAGATATTGTGAAACTATTTTAGATAATAATTTAAATTCACTCTTCATCGCTGCATAACATCTTTTGTGAATAGCGCTCATGACTCTTGAACCACGCTCTAATAACGCAACTGTAGTTCCTACAGCAGCACCTTGGTTTCCATCACCTACTTGCATATCAGCAATAGCCGCGAACCTTTGACCAGCTTGTACAACAACTCCTAATAGGTTCAGTAATGTTGGAGAAGGTTCTTTGTATGGTAGAGGAAAGAAAGCATCTCTTAAATTACCACCGGGTGCATCTACATCTTTAAATTCACCTGGTTGTATTGGTGATGCTTCATCTCTAACTCTAACTCCACGCTGTTTAAATCCAGCTGGTAAATTTGATAAAGTTCCCGCATCTAATAATTGACGGAGAGCAGCCGTTGCCGTTCTGCTCAATCCGCCAATCATGTGAATGAGTCCAAAGCCATAAAATCCAAGTCCTGGCAGAAATTTGAAGTGGACGAAATATTGGATTTTAGTTTTCTTTAGATCATCGGGCGCATAGTTTCGTCTAATAGACAAAACTTTTCTACTACCTTCATCGACTGTAACGAGGTAAGGTAATTTTATTCCTGTTGGTTCACCATCTGCTCCAACATCTTCAAAACCTTCTAAGTCTAAATTAACATGACACTCTAACAAAGTGTAAACAGGTTCGTTCTTACCTGTCTTTTTAGTTCCTTCTAGTTCACGTTCTTTTTTAGATAGCTCTCCATTAGAATCTGTTCCTGGAGGTCCTAACTCAACGTCACTGTAGAAACCACTGACTTGTTGTTTTCTTAATTCGTTCTCTGAAATTTTCACGGTATGAATAACTGCTTCCGCATCGTCTAATGAGGTTGCCGTATACGGTACAATTAATTCATCCGCTGGTACAAACTTCGATACCACTCTTCCAAGTGGTACGTCGTAGTAAACTTTTTTAAATGTAGATCCTGCAAGTGGTAAATGAAATAACATAGAATCAAATTCTGATTCATATTCTTTCATTGTGTCCATGATTAAATAATTCATGTAATCTTTAACACGTTGCGATTGTTGTTCAGTTTGTGGATTTTTAATTCCTATAACTTGTGTTCTAACTGGACCATCACTTGGTAATAATTCTTTGTAAGCTTGTGCTTGAAACTGAGTTACTGCTTCTGCAAGAACTGGGTGAGTTGCACCACTTGCTCCTTGAAAAGGTTCAGTTCTATTTTCATATTTAAATCCTAATAGATCTAATCCAGTTGTGTAAGCACTTTCCCATTCTTTTCTAGATGATTTATAATCCATATAGTTTTGAACCATCTCGTTTCCAATAGGTTCAACTGCATCTTCTGGTAAAATATCTGCTAGGTTATCAAAGTGTGATTCTGAACCTGAAGTGTTTATTGCACCTGGATCATAATCGATTGTTGCTCCGCCATCCTCTTCAGGGATAACTTCAACTGGTCCTTTTAATTCTTCTACGTTTTCATCCTGAACAGCAACTTCTTGCAATTCCTCTTCTGAAGGAATCTCAATTTTAGTTCTAGTGTTCGGGAGTCCTTTATCTATATCTGCCATTTATTACTCCTTTATCTTCTTAACATTATTATATGGATAACGCAACCCATGAGGTGTTGGTCCTGATGCTGGTGGAATGGTCTTTGTTAGGCTTGCTATGCCTCCTGATGCTTTTTCAAGTCTAAAGTTATCTGCAAAATAATCCATTTTATCTTGGTCTCTCATCATATTATTAAAATAATTATAATCAAAATTTTCTGGTTGTTTTATATTAGCTTGTTTATACATACTATCAGTTATTTCTGGAGTATACATAGGAAACATTTCTATCATCTCTTTTCCTCTTTCTTTTTCTTTTTTTAAATTTTGAAATTCACTTGGTTCAGAAGTACCTCTGGTTTTTTCTAAGTATTCTCTTCTTCGATTGTCCATTCTTCCTGCTTGATTTTCTTCTGCAATTTGAAACGCTTCATATGCAGGAGTTCCTGGTTTAATAGCATTTGCCGCTCGATTAACGTTAGCTATTTGTATTTTTAACTGTTGTTCTAAATTATTTAAATCAGGTCCTCCATAACTTTTTATTTGATCTAAAGAATTAGCTATGTTTGCATATTTATTATATTCTTGTTCATAATTTTTATATAAATCACTATATTGTTTAGCTAAACCTTCTGGATTGCCTGTTTTAATTCCAATTTCGTTTCCCTCTATATCATATTGAACTGCACCAAATTTTTCTGCATCAAGTAATTTTTGTGCACCCTCAAAAGCACCTACACCTGTGTCAGTAATACCTACAGCGTCTGTTACTGCTTTAGGTGTAAAAGTTTCAGCGTAAGCTTGATTATGATTATATCCCTGTGCTCTGTAGTAGTCATATATACCTCCTTCAACTGCACCTTCGATTGCAACACCAATTGGACTTGTAAGACCCAATGCTTTTAATGGAGTTGTAATAATACTGGCTCCTACTTGAGCTGCTTTTTGTACAAACTTTCCGATCTTTGGAATAGTCTTTGCTATGTCCAAAGCTTTTCTATTTTTAACTATTGCTTTGTTTCTAACCGTAGGATCATCAGAGTTTATATCTGCTTGTGTTTTATTAATATCATCAATGTAAGAAGCTGGGTCGTCACAGCTACCAAGTCCACCATTCGATCCTGCAAACTTACATTTAAAACCCATCTTTCTTAAAACCTTTGCTTGTATTTTTTGATCACCTACAAACTCATTTATAGTCGTTGCACCTGATGGCATTTGAACTGTATAACCTAATTTTTTAGAAGCAGCTTTTATATCTAGTCCTTGATTTTTTAATTCTTCAAGTCTTTTGGGAGAATAATATTTTTCTACGTCATCAAGAGCTCTTATTCTTGGTAACTTAACTCCATACTCTCTTTCAAATATTCCAGCTAACTTATTAATTTTTTTTGATTCTGTTGTAAAACTATTTGCATCATTTAATATATTTTGTCTAGCTACAGAAAAAGCTGCTTGAAAAGATGCCATTTGTTTTTGATTTAAATTACTATCCATTACATCTATAAATTGAGAAAATTCACCTACACCTGTTTTAGCTGTTCCAGTAACACCGGCTATCTCATTAATATCAAAACCTTTAATTTTATTTTTTTTTAAAATATATGCAGCTTTCTTTTTTAAAGACCCAAAAGTTCCTTGTTCATTTCCTAACTGATCATCAATAAGTTGTAGAGAAATTTTATATAGATTTGATCTATAGGGGTTTCCAAATTTAAAATTATTTAAAGATGCAAAAAGTTCACTCCCAGCTTTATTATTACGACGTATTGATTTTAGTTCTTTAAAACCAAAATCCATACCTGAATAATGTTGACTTAATCTAGCAGTAGCTGTTGCAGCCTCAGACATGTTTAAACCTAATTTTGCTACAATATCATCTGGTACTATTAAACCGTTTCTAATATAATCTTTTGATAGTTTATCATTATGTAACAATAACATATTTTTGATTGTATTAGCTTTTAAAGCTTGAGACTTAGAATACTGTAAAAAATCTTTGTCTATAATATCTCTTAAACCTCCATAAAAAAATTCTTCATTACTTAAATTATATTTTTTTCTTATCATCTTTCCGGTAACATCTTTACCCATAGAATATTTTAAAAATTCTGCTTTTAATTTAGGATCATTTAAAATTTTTTTAGATTTTTTAAATTTTAATTGTCCAGACTCTCCTTCTTTATGTTTTTGAATAGCAGCGTTTGCAGCATCCATATCTTTAAAATAAGCTGTTAGACGATTGGTAATTTTTCCTTCTTTATTTTTTATTAATTTTAAATCCCTAACTGCAACTTTACCAGTATTAGGTCCTTGTCGAACTAATTGTCCTTTCAAAAAACCAATCCGTCCGCCATCTGCTTTCATATTTTTTCTTAAATATCTTTTCTTAAACGCCTCATACTTAGGTGCAGGGAAACCTTCTGATTGTGCTTCTCTAGTAGCCGTGTCGAACGCACCTTGGATCACGCCTTCATCAGCTTGATCTACGTTAGATTGTTTAACGTTCGATTGTTTTACAGAAAGAGGTTTTAGATTTGTAGTGTCAACTCTAGGGTTGGCTTTGTTAAATCTGTTGATTGCTTCTATAGTTGTAACATCACTTCTTTTAGGAGGGGTAGGTATTTCATCAGTACCCAGTTTTAATTTTCTTTTAAGTAGTTGGTTGTTAGATGTTAGATAATTAAATACATCTTTAAGTCTATAAGGATTCATTACTCTCCTAACATGTAGGCTAATCCACCGCTTGCATATTTAATTGATGGTGCATCTTTAATTCCTAATTTTTTTCTTACTTCATAAGGTAATCTTTCAGGAATATATCCAGCCTTTTCTAAATCTTTTACTGTAATATTTTCAACTCCAATTTCGTCTATTATATCTTCGATGTCATCTAACCCATCTTCAATATCTTTCATCTTACCATCAAAATCTGATTTAACAGTATACTCATCATATTCATCTGCTGGAGTCACTTTTGTAGTTTCATCAGCCTGGCCTTTAGTTAAAGTTAATTCTTGTTGATTGTATCCAGGAGCATCTGGATCACCTTTTGTAATTTTGATTCTAACATCACCTGTATCTAAATCTTCATACATTTCAAAATCACCATTTTTACTTTGATAATTTGTAACAACTTCCCTATCTTTAGTTGCAAATCTTTTTGTAACATCATCACCACTATTTTTAATTTTTTCTGCAAGCTTAAAGAAATAGGCAGGAGGCATACTCGATGTAGTTTGCTGTGCAACTTCTTTTGCAACTTCTTTAGCTCCGGTTTTACCTATTCCAGAAAATATACCAGACTTAGCTGCACCAATACCTGCCGTGCCAGCTCCGATAGCTTTTAAAAATAATCTTCTCATCTTATCAACACTACCAACTTTGTAACCAATACGTCCGCCGTCTGAATTTTCTTTACGACCTTTTGTTTTAAAATTAGAAAGCTCTACCTTTTGTTCTAGTTCTTTGTATCCTTTAGGGTCTCTTTCTTTCATAAATGTTGTAAACTCATCTGCAATTTCTGGATCAGATATATCAATACCTTTACCTTCTTTCATAGACTGTAAAGTTTTTTCAGGTTTAGATAATTTTCTTAATTCTCTCATCTCAGCCATATTTGACATAATAGGTTTAAGTACAGCTCCATAAATTTCTGAACTAATTTCATCAGAAAGATCTTCACGTAATAGATTATTAAAATCTTTAGGGTTTAATTCAACAAGAGCATCGGCTGCCATTTCTGCATCATATTTATAATCACCTGTTGGAAATATATTATCGACTGCTTGTTGGACTTTCTTTTTGTTTTTTAAAACAGCTGAAATCGCTGCTGAGATTTTAGGAACACTTCCTGCAAGTAAACCAACACGTCCACCTATTGCAAAGTCTTCTGGATCTTCAATTTCTTTCATATCATCCATTGCTTCTTTTTGTTTTTCTCTAAGTCTTTGTGCTGAGTCTTTGTTATTGGCATCAATACGTGCTTTGATTGCTGCATCTGATTCTTTTACTTCTTTACCACCCATGATCCCTGATCCTTCAGAAATCTTGTTTCCTTCCATATCAAAGACAGGTGCTTTCTTAACTCCTGTTACACCAGGATTAACATTTACTTTAGGTGTATCTATTTGATTAACTACATTTTCAACTTGACCTACAGTTTTCATATCTTCTGGATTAATACCATTACGCATCATTCGCTCTGCTGTAATCTGTGTATTAAGTTCTATGATTTCTCTTTTAGGTAAAGTTCTAACAACTCCGGTTTGACCCTTCATCATTGTTTGTACGACCCAGTTTCTAATTGCTGTAAGCATTATTTTTTCTTATCCTTTACCTTAGTTTTTATTTTTTGGTGAAGAGGTGTTTGTTGTGCTTTATTAGCTAATTTTTTATTTTTAGTTCCAACTATATAACCAAACTTTTGAATCTGTTTTTTAAGTTGATTATTACTCATGTTCTGAATATCGATGTATTCTTCAGGTTGAAGAATCTCTTTTTTTCTTTTTCCAATGCCTTTGATATTAATTGTTTTATCTTTAAAAAATTTTGGAGAAGATAGTTTTTTAGATTCTCTAACAAGTTTCATTAACATCTCGCCTTTTTCTCCTTTAGAAGTAAGCAATTTTTTAACTAACCCTGCACCTAAATAACCTTGTCTATGATATTTTGACATTAATAATAATTCCTTTTCGTTTTCTCGACTTGTTCATCAACATAGTCTTCAGGGTGTTCTAATAATCCTCCCTGCCTGAATCGCATAATTGCTTGTGTTGTACTATCAACCAAGTCATCATGATCCCCATACGGAAACGCAGCGCACTCTTCAACGACTTCGTCTGCAAATTTCTGTTCAGGACACCATATCATACCAGATTCGAACAAAGGTGCAACCGCATTTACACGGGCATGTTTATCGTTTCCTTTTGATGGTGTGAAGTTCACAACCGGTATATCCATCTGTCTAAGCTCGTATGTAAGAGGTAAACCTGATGCTTTGGCCTCAACTATCACTGAATCAGGTTGCCAATAATTATACTGCTCTAATGCTAAACGCCGTAGTTCAGGAAACTCATAACGTCCTTTTATAGAATCAAGGAGCATTAAATTAGCAGGTTCATCTTCTGATGGATAAAATACACCCCAAGTAGTGATCGCCGAATAGTCGGCAGTTTCTTTTTTTAAAAATGCTGTATCATAAGATTGTATGACATGATGTAGTTGTGGTATCCAATCTTTATCCCAAATCCTCCACCACTCACGTTTAAGAATAGCTCCTTCTTCTGCTGTTGGGTTTTGCATCCACTGCGCATTCCATTTGCCCGTGGGCAGTGTTGCTTGGACCTTCTCTAATTCTTCTAACTTCCAATACTCAGGCCATACAGGTGCAGCGTTCCGTGATCCGTGGTCCATGATTGCTGGAAATTCGACCACGTGCCACTGATCAGCTTTAGCTTCTTTTTGGTTCTGTAATAATTTACCTGTCAAATCTTTGTTAGACCATCTTGTCATTACAAGTACAATCTTACCGCCCGGTTGTAAACGTTGTCTTGGTCCTGATGTGTACCAATCATAAGCAGACTCCATTGCATTAGGGGACAATGCATCTTGCTCCGAATGTGGATCATCAATGATTAATAGGTCAGCACCCCGTCCGGTTATCGCACCGCCAACTCCAGCTGCAAAATACTCCCCACCTTGTGCTGTTTCCCACCTACCGGCGGCTTTGGAGTCTTCCTGTAAAGTTGTTTTAAAAATTTTAGAATAATCTTCAGAGTCAATTAAATTTTTTGCTTTACGACCAAACCTTACGGCAAGTTCTCCTGTGTGCGTTGCTTGAATGATCTTGAGTTTTGGCTCACGGCCCACCATCCACGCTGGCAATAAGTATGATGCAAACTCTGACTTCGTGTGCCTTGGTGGCATGTTCACGATCAATCTATTTATTTTACCGGTTGCAAGGTCATTAAATTTTTGTGCTATGTGTCTATGGTGAGAGCCTTCTATAAAATCGGGCCACACACATTTGACAAAGGACATGAAATCATCTTTGGCTTTATTCTGTATCTTCTTCTCAGCATGCATCACCTTCAGTTGTAAAAACTTTTTACGGACGTCTGATGGGAGTTTACTTATATCTACTGTATCCAAATTCATAATTTTTTTTTAAAAAAAATTTTTATAATTTTTTTTGCACCATAAAGTGTTGGATATGTTTTTACCACCCTTATCTGTCTAAATCAAGCTTTACAACCTAGAGTAGTGGGACCCCTTTTTGTGTAAAGGGTGCATGGGGTAAAAGTTTTAATCGATATTGGGATTGGATAGGGATCCGTGCGCCTAGGCGCGTTAGCGCCTAGGCAGAAAGGTTGGTGTTAATCTAACAACACCATGTATGCTTCGGCATTGTGTTGCCGGAAGTAGTTAATGTCTTTACGTACTTTGTCCCAAAGCTTTGACGTACCGTCAACACCTGCGTCTTGGTCTTCCAGTGTTGCTTCCATCTCATTGATAAAGATTCTATCATGAATGATAGCTTCTTTCTTTGTCAACATAATAGACTCGCCATTGAATCTATTCTTACGTTCTTCTGTCTTTAGTTCCATGCTGACCTCACGACTCCACCGTTGGTTGCTTTGTTCAAAGCTTCCAGGTATTCCGTCTCAGTTAACTTTAATACTTCTAAACAAAAATGATGTTTAGTCCCCTGGTCAGCGCCTGGAGATGCCAAGTATCCTGGCACCTGGTCCAACATCTCTTGTCGCTTTGCGCCACCTGGTAAGTATTCTGCTTTAATTGTTTTTGTCATAATATACCTTTCTATTTGTTAATAGGATAATCCTACTCTATAAGCTGACCATTGTCAACCCTTTGAATAGAATATTCTGCACCCCACCTTTCTTCGTTCTTAACCTTGGCATATCCTTGGCTTTCACGTCTGTGTCTGATAAACTCAATCGGTCGACCTTGTTCGATGTTTTCCATGTTCAATGACAACCAATCAAACTTACATGATTGACTACAAAAATAAACATCAGAACCACTTGGTTGCCAACCATATTGATTAGGTGTTCTGTCCATTGTTGCATATGCATATCTTCCACGAATTACTCCACGCGATTTTAGAAACCTATCATTAGTAGCATGTGTATGGCAATTAGGTCCTTGGCAAAAATGTTTATTCATTAGTGCCTCACTTTCCATGTTGTAGTTGCAGTTCTGTAACCATGACTATCTAAGTCATAATAAACATAATAGGGTACACCTTGTTTTGATGTGCCATATCTTGACTTGTCGTCATGTTTGCCTTTTCTTGTAATGTGCTTCTTATGTTTAGAAGCCCAATAAGTTATGTAAAATGTTTTGTTTGT